GTTTACTCTTCCTATTAGTTCGTCTTTGTGTGAAATCAAATAAATGTTTTTATCCCGCTCTCTTCCCATCTTTTTAAGAACGCTTAGAGAATTTTCTACACCAGCAGTGTCCATGCCGCTATCAATAAGTTCGTCTATAAACAATAGATTAACATTTTGATACAACGATTCCCAAACATCACGGAATGCAAAACTTAAACCTAGTATAAGTCTATTACGCTCACCTCTTGACAAGTTATCAAAGTCTAGATCCTGTCCTAGTTGTGTAATTTCAACATTTAGATCGTTTTGGAATTGAACTTGATGCGGCAATCCTAGTTTATCTAAGTAATATGTAAGTCTATTGTTCAAGTATGCAAGATTTTGATCAATAATCTTTTTACGAATAAAACTGTCCTTGTTTGTAAGTAGTTTTAATAAGAATTCTTGATGTTCTTTAAAATTAGTCAGATCATTTACTTTATCCCAACTAATTTCTTGAATAGCACTATTTAATAATTCGTCAATTTGACTCTGATAAGGATCAGTTTCTTGTTCTTTGTTTTGAAGATTTTGTTTTAAGCTCTCAACATTCTGTCTATGCTCGTATGCTTCTTTTGCTGTTTCGTAAAATGTTGTAGGACGCCCGTTGATATCTCCAATATCATTTAGACCTTTAAGAACATCTTCAAGTTTTCCTGCTACTTCTGTTTGATATGCTATTGCATCGTTTAATTCTTTAGTTTTTCTTGACTCAATTTCTGCTTTTTTGTCTTCATGAAGTGCCTGACCACAAGTGTAACACATTGCATCTTCTAAATTTCCGATGTCTTTTTCTGCCTTTTCAACAGATTTAGTAGCACGTAATAATGCACTCTCAAGTGTGCTTTTTTCTTTATTAAGAGCCAAAATAGCAGTGTTATGTTCGTTCCAATTTGCTAATTTTTCGTGAGATTCTAGCTCTGAGTCAATGTCTAATTGCTCTAACTCTTTAATAGAATTAGATAGTTTTTCAACATCTGATGCATTCTTTGCCTTCCATGCACGTTGATTTTTCTTTAGATTCTCAATAGTTGTTTCAATCTTTTCATTTGCACTTTGGATAGCATTAATCTTTAGTGTTTCTTCAGTAATTGCTTCTTTAGTAGTACGAACTTGTTCTTTGAGAGAGTCTGCTTTTTCTGTAAGGATTGTTATACCTAGCAACTGCTCAATAATAGCACGTTGATCGTTTGCTCGCATTGATAAGAATGGTTCTGTATAGGTGTTAAGTGCAACAATATGCTTAAACATATCATGACTCATGTTAAGTAGATGATTAATATCTTCTTGTGTCTTGCGACTGTCACCTTGACTCTCGTCGATTAGTTCTTGTTCTTGATCGTTAATATAAAACTTTAAAATATTAGGTGAACGACCTCGTTCGATACGATAGTCAGTACCGTCTTTTTCAAAATGCAGTGTTACTAACATGCCTTTTGAGTTAGTTTTGTTAATTAAGTTGTTGCGTTTAATATTTGTTAATGCTTGACCGTACAATGCATAAGATAATGCGTTGATAATAGTAGTTTTACCGGTACCATTACGAGATCCTGCATCATCACCGCCTTGATCTAAGTTTTCGCCTAGTACAAGTGTAAGTTTTTCTCTATCAAAGTTTACTGCCTGAGTTTGATTACCCACACTCATAAAGTTTTTTACGGTTAGATCTTTAATTTTAATCATAGTTCGTTATAAATGTCCAATAAAAGTTTCTTGTCAAAGCTATCAGATTCAATTGCACTAATTTCTCCTGCTACAATTTGATCAACGCTTTCAAACTGAGCAATATCAAGTTCTGTAGTAATTTCTTCTAGCTGTTTTTGTGGTATAAGACTGATTTCTCTACATCCGTATTGACTAACAAATGTTTCTTTTATAAAACTTGCCTCTTCAAAACTTACAGGTAAGTCTAAATTAACACGCAAATACATATTTGGCTTAATAAGGCGTTCTGCATCGTCTATTAGTTGTGAAAGTTTTACAACTCTATACTTAGGACACATTTCCCAGTTGATATATTCTGGCGCTGCATCGTTCTCACTGTCCAGTATCATCATACCACGTTCGTCATCCCAAGCATCTGCATAGTTGTGTGGGAAAGCATTGCCGATATAGTGGATCTTGCCTTGCTTTTGACGTTTGTGGAAGTGTCCTGAGAACACATACTCTTGATTTTCAAAGTGTTCTACTTTTAGATCACCATGATCCGGCATCTTAACCATAGCATTCATATAAAAGCTAGGAAGTTCAAAATGTCCAAATAGATATTTGGCTTTAATTTTTTGTATTTTCTTCCATTCGTCGCCAACTAGCCACGGAACAAGTGCTACATCATCTTCTTCGTAGATTTCATCTACAAAAGTAACACCTGGTATGTGCCTACCAAACATAGTTGATGCAACGTCACGCTTGTCTTTGTAATACAAGTCATGATTACCAACAAACATGTAAAACTTATCAAATGCTTTGCCTAGTTTTTCTAAACTGCGAATAGTTGCATCCATGGTAGTAAGGTTAAGACTGTTACGATTGTGATGCCAGTCACCACAGAAGATGGCAGTTTCGCAATTATTTTCTTTTGCTGTTTTGATAAACCAGTCTACAAAGTCTTCGCAGTCCTGATTATGAACACGTGAGTTGCCTTTAAGACCAAAGTGAATGTCTGTAAAAACGGCTGCTTTTTTAAACAAGGTGTATTCCTCTAGTTATACTAGTGTAACTATACATTCAAATAGTTTACGTGTCAATCTTTTTTGTTGACACACTTGTAATTGATGCTTCTTCGTTTCTTTTAACACTTGCTTCCCATTCGCCTGCATGTAGTCTTGTGTAACTTGGGTTTAGGTCGTTCATTTCTAAAATGTCGTCTCTTATGTTTTGATTGCGTTTTTCTAAATTAATAATGCGTACAAACGAGTTAGTTACTGCGGCTGTATAGTATGCAAACGGATTATTTGATTTTGATTCATCAAATTGTAAGCCAATTTGCGCAAGTTGTAGTATTGCTTGACCTTTCATTTCGTCGTTATAGGTGTAACCACGAACATTGCCTCTAGTAGCATAGCGGTCTACAAGTTTTAACCACATCATAGCAAGTTTATTAGTTGCTTTTCCTGCTTTTAGATCAAAATTTCCATTTTCCATACCTCCAACCCAGTGTGATTTACCTACACACACTAGTTCGCCTTCGTCATTAAACTTATAGTGTTGGAAAGGAGGAAAATTAAGTTTAACTTTTGTGTCTGCTACTGTTTTAGGATTCTTTTTACGTCCTGGCTCATCTGGAATGTGGTCAAATGTATAAATTCTAAAGATTAATTCTTCTTTAGTAATTTTTTTGTAATCAACTTCGCATTCTGCTTGTTTAACCTTTTCACCAGCAGCTTTTCTTGCTTGATAATCTGCATCGCCTAGGCGTTTTGCTTTATTCCTTTTAGCTTCTGCTATTGTTCTAATGTTAATTTTGTCTACACTAGGTAAAATAATATCATATTGATGATATTCTGGGTCTATAAAACTACAAAATGTAGCTTTTGACTTGTGTATTTCTGCTAGTATGTCTTTGTTGTTTAAATAGTTTGTTTTGCGCACTATGTTCTCCAAATTATTTACTACTATACAACAAGATGTTCTAAAAGTCAAGTAAAATATACAGTATTTATGGAAAAAATTAAATGCGTACTTAATTACGAGTTATAAATACAACTACACAAGGAGTAATCATGGCAGGATTTTTTAGTACAGTAAGCCGTGTAGCAAATCAGTTTTCAAGTTTGTCTAATTCAATTGGAAGCGAGTTTGTTAGACAAGTAGACAACAGTAAATTTGGTCAAACACTTAATCAAGTAGTAGGTACTGCTAGAAGTATTTCTAATGTAGCGCAAGGAGTAGCTGATTTTGCAAATGCACTTAGTAATCCTGCTTCGCTTATTAGTGGGTTTAGATCAAGAAATATTTTTAGTGGTGCAGAACCTGAGTCGGCTAGCAGAGTTAATGCTCAATTTGCTAGTGGTCCAGAACGTGACTGGAGAGTACGTTTAAGTATCCCAGCACAATTTACAAATAGTCCTATCCTTACTCCTTTGAAGCGCACATTTGGATTTGTATTTCCATTTACTCCTACAATTTATATACAGCATAGTGCAGACTATAATATGCTACAACCTGTACATTCAAACTATCCTTTTCCAGTTTATCAAAATAGTAGAACAGATCAATTTACTATTAGTGGCGAGTTCCTTGTTGAAAATAGTTTTGAAGCAGAATATTGGGTTGCAGCAGTACAATATTTAAGAACACTTACTAAAATGGACTATGGTGGTACAGGTGCACCACCTCCTGTAGTAAGATTAAACGGTTACGGCGACTTTGTTTTTAACAATGTTCCTGTAGTAGTAACTAACTTCCAGATCGATTTACCTTCAGATGTTGATTATATTTCAACTCAAGTCGGAGGAAGTAATAGTGTTGGCGCAGATGCGATCAGTTGGGTACCTGCACAAAGTTTAATTGCAGTTACACTTCAGCCTGTTTACAGCAGACGTAAAGTTGAACAATTTAATTTACAAGATTTTGTAAACGGAAATTATATTTCAGGCGGAGATGGATTTATCTAATGAAAAGATCAGTAACTAGCCCGTATTATAAAACACAAGTAGTTAATGGACAATACTTAGGTCAGTTAACTATTAGACCAGTTCCGGCCGATGCAGATGATATTTTGTATGAAATTGAGCCCCAGTATCATAATAGGCCCGATTTACTTGCTTATGATTTGTATGGTAGCTCTAAGCTATGGTGGGTCTTTGTACAACGTAATCTAGATAAAATAAATGATCCGATTTTTGATTTTGCAGTAGGAAAACAAATCTATCTTCCTAAAAAAAGCAGAATACAAGAAGAATTAGGTTTATAATATGGCAAACTATGATGATGCAATACTAAGACAAGCAAGAATGCAAGCCGCATCTGCTAAAAATACTGCAAGTAAAATAGCAAATGATTTAAGTGCGTTTGGTGGCGCTGGCCCAAATATTGCAGGAGCTGCTGCAGAAGCAGGTGTAAGTTTAGATGCGTTTGGTGGCAAAGGCGAACCGTCACCTGGTGACGTATTCATTCCAGGAATTGGATGGGGGACTACTCCTTCTCAAATTGCAGAATCAGTTGAAGGTGCAATATCGTCAGTTGAAGGTGCAATAGCTGGAAAAATAGATGCTGCTACTGTTACTAAAAATTTATCTTCTAGTATACAAGGAGCACTTGCTTCTGTAACAAATTTCACAGCACCTAGTTTTGGCGGAAGCAGTTTTCAACCTAACCCTTTAGAAGAATTTGCATCCTTTAATAATATTTTTACTTTAGGTGTACTAAGTGCAGACGAAGTTAATTTTCCTGAAACAACATATAGAACAAATGGACCTAAAATAAAAATATTAAGAAGCGGCGGCGGCTTAGGATCTTCTAAAGCAACTACTGCATATGAAAGTCGAGGAAGAGTTGAATACTTTATAGATAATGTTTCGATTGATAGTATAATTGCTCCTAAGCCTAGCATTGGGTCATCAAATGCTACTTCTATTAGTTTTGAAGTAACTGAACCATATAGTATGGGACTGTTTTTACAGTCATTAATGACAGCAGCATTATCTGCAGGACATGCAAACTATATTGAAGCAACCTATGTTTTACAAATTGATTTTGTTGGTCACGACGACTTTGGTAATATTAAAATAATAGAAAACACAACTAGGTACTATCCATTAAGATTTGTTGATATTAAATTTAATGTTACAGCAGGAGGCAGTGTTTATACTGTAGAGGCTATACCTTGGAACGAAGTAGCATTTGCAGATGACATCCAAAAAGTTAAAGGTGATGTAAGTCCTACTGGAAGAACAGTAGCAGAAATATTACAAACCGGTGAAAACAGTTTAACAAGTATTCTAAATCGTAGAGAAAAAGAAAAGCAAAAAGCAAACGAAGTAAGCACTCCTGATGAGTATGTAATTATTTTTCCTAAAAGTGATACAAACTTATCTCAAGTCATTTCTACTCCTGCTGGTAGTGCAACTACTACTAAAGAAGATGCAGCGGAAAGTATTGGCGCAGTAGGCGTTGACGGTCCTATTATTGATAAAATTGAAGAAATGCAGAAAACCAAAGGAACGTCTATTGGTAAAGATAGTGTTAGTACAAGACTTTCTAGTTTAGCAAATTCTTCCGCTAACGATATTGGTACATCAAAAACAGTAGGTGCTCCTACTGAAAGAGGTAAAAGCCCTATGGGAGTAGATGCTTTTATATACGATGAAGTTACAGGTCTAATGGACCAAAACAAGTTAACAATATCTTCAGATATTAGACAATATAACTTTAGTCAAAAAACTGAAATATCTAAAATTATTGAAGCAGTAGTATTAACAAGCGAATGGGCTAAAAGCATTGTTGATAAACAGCCAGACGGTAACGGAATGCTACCTTGGTTTAGAATTGAAACTAAGGTTTTTATAAATCAAGATTATTCAGATAGTTCTAAAAGTGGTAAAACACCAGCGGTATATGTGTATAGCGTAGTTCCTTATCTAGTCCATCATAGTGTGTTTAAAAAATCAAGCAGCGGTTCTGTCGGATATCCTTCACTTAAATCAAACGCAGTTAAAGAATACAACTATATCTATACTGGAAAAAACAAAGACATAATAAACTTTGATATAAATTTTAATTTTGCATTTTTTACAGCATTGCAAGACGACAGAGGACAAGGCGCTCCAAATTTACGTAGTAATGGTCAAGATGGTGCATTAGCAACAGAACAAACAGTCCTTAATCAAGCAGAAGGTGCAGGCGAATTTAATCCTGACGGCGAAGCTCCGAAAGTAAACACAATTGAACCAAAAACTGCTCCTATTAAAGGTACTGAACTAGACGATCAAAAAATAAGAGTTGCTCGTCAATTTCACGATGCTGTTATTAACAGTGATGTCGACTTAGTACAATTACAACTTGAAATACTAGGAGATCCTTACTACATTTCCGATAGTGGAATGGGAAACTATAATAGTCCTCCTAGTGGAGCACTTAACATAACAAGTGACGGAAGTATGAATTATCAAAACGGTGAAGTAGATGTAATAGTTAACTTTAGAACACCTATTGATTACAGAGAAGATACTGGCGGCATGCTATTTCCTGACGATGGAACTAGACTTACTCCTTTTAGTGGACTTTATAGAGTAATAATGGTCAAAAACACATGGTCTGGTAATCAATTTACTCAAACACTTGATATGATACGTAGACCAAACCAAGAAAAAGAAGGTACAGCAAGTGATGCATTTGCATTCTTTGAAGGCGGTAATCCTATTGGTGATTTCCAAGACAATCTTGACGGTGCATTACAAGGCGTATTAGGCAAAGCACAAGGATTGTTAAACGGATTTAGTTTTGGCAGCGCATTATCTGACTTTGCACCGGGAGTAAGTGATGCTCTTAAACAAGTAGAAGGCGCATCTGCGCAAATTCAAAACACTGTCAATCAAGCTACAGGTTCAATAAACAATATAACACAATCGGCAGCTGAAATTGAAAATAGAATAACCGATCTTAGAAAAGGTATTACAAGAGGATTTTAATGGCAGAATTATCTAGAAGCGCAAATAGTGGTAGACTAACTAATCCTGGGCCATATCTTGCAAAAGTTATAAGTCACGCAGACCCTAGTTATATGGGTAATTTACAAGTAGAACTATTAAAATCAACAGCAGCAGGAAATACACCTGAAGCATTAGGTGAAACGGTAACTGTAAGATATTTAAATCCTTTTTATGGAGTAACACCTTTGAGTGCCAACACTTCTAATCCTGGATTTTACGATAGTCAACAGAGTTACGGAATGTGGTTTGTTCCGCCTGATGTTGGACAAAAGGTAATGTGTATATTTGTAGAAGGCGATTTGGGACAAGGTTACTGGATGGGCTGTGTAATGGACGAATTTGTAAATTACATGGTACCAGGAGCACAGCCTGGAAGTTATGACAACGAGTCTAAAACTTATGCGCCCGTAGGAGAGTATAATAAAAAAGTTGAACAACCTGTCAGAAGCAATGCAACAAGATATGTAAAACCGATTAATACAGACTTTTATCAACGTCTAAGTAGAGCAGGATTGCAAATAGATGAAGTTAGGGGGTTAAGCAGTAGTACAGCAAGACGAGAAGTTCCTTCTACAGTATTTGGAGTTTCTACTCCTGGACCGATTAATAAAAATGGTCCTAAGTCTAAAGTAGGAACAAGTGATGCAAAAGCAACAAAATATACAAGTCGATTAGGTGGCAGTAGTTTTGTAATGGACGACGGTGATGAAAGACTAGTGCGTAAAGGTCCTGCTAAAACTACTCCATTTGAATATGCTAATGTAACAGCTAATGAAACAGGTGATAAATCTCTTCCAGCAAATGAGTGTGTTAGAATTAGAACTAGAACAGGTCATCAAATATTATTCCATAACACTGAAGATTTAATTTATATTTCTCATGGCAGCGGAGACAGTTGGATAGAGTTAACAGCAAACGGTAAAATCGATATATTTGCTAATGACAGCATTAGCATTAGAACTAGTGTTGATTTAAACATAAGTGCTGATAGAGATATTAATATGAGTGCTGCTAGAGATATTAACTTTAATAGTGGTAGAGATCATAAACATACAGTAGGTAATAATTGGGATACTAAAGTTGGTGTTGATGCACATTTTGACATTGGTGCTAACTATGATCATTATGTTGGTGCAGATCAAAAAGTGTTAGTAGGTGGCACAGGCGATTTAATAGTTACAGGCGCTCATAAAATTACAAATCAAGCTACTTTAGACATTAGTACAACTGGAGCCCGTACAGAATCGAATGCTGCAACACTAGATATTAACACAGCAGGCGACAGAAAAGATACACAAGCAAATTGGGACGTTAACACAGGTGGATACAATTATTTTACATCGGGTGGTAATGCAGAAATAAAAGCAGCAAATACTACAATATCAGGCGGTGACATTAATCTTAATGGCCCAGATGCAACAGCAGCAGCCGCAGCAGGAGATGCAGCAGCCGCAGCAAGTGCAGTAACAGCAGCAAATGCCCCGTTCCCACAGCGTGTTCCTACACACGAACCTTGGGGAGAACACGAACATTTAAATCCGGAGTCTTTTGGACCTGATGCAACGCAAGGTGTTGAAAGTCCTAGTGCGCAATTAAATGAAAGCACGCCTTTAATCACCAGTGCAGCAGATGAAAGGCCGACAACTACACAGTTTAGAGATCAAGCAAACGTAAGCGGCCCTCAAGAAATTGTGTTTGGACAAGTAGGTCCTACCGGTGAACAACCTTCAAACCCAGTTCCTGTTAGCGATTTACAACAATACTTTGTTAGTGAACTTATTAATGCTATCGGATTAGATCCTGCAACAGCATTAAACAGTGCAAATCCAGATCTAGTACCAGAAGGCGAAACTCCTGGAAACGCAGAAGCACTAGGAATGGCAATGGCACAAGTACAAGCAGAATGTACGTTTATTCCTAAGAGCGAAAACTTAAATTATAGTGCAACACGTCTAAGACAGGTATTTCCGTCAAGAGTTAAAACAGATGAGTTTGCTAGACAACTTTCAGCAGCAGGGCCTGCCGCAATAGGTAATACACTATACGGTGGCCGTTACGGTAACGCTCAAGATGAAGGTTACAAATATCGTGGTAGAGGTTTGATACAACTTACATTTAAGTCAAACTACGAAAAATATAGTGGACTTGCTGGAGTACCTCAAGTAGTTGAAAATCCTGATCTAGCAAACGATCCAGAAATAGCAACTAAACTTGCATGTGCATACATTAAGTCTAAGAGTATTACTTGGACAAGTTTTGACTATGCAGCACTTGGACAAGAATTCCGCAGAGCAGTAGGATATGCAGATCAAGGCGGCGCAGAAACAAATAGACGTATTGGGTTAGGTAGAGGTTTTGCTAATAGACTTATTAACAAAGAGCTAGTACCTCTTGCAAGTCTTACGCTTGAACCTCAACAAACCGATCCAAGATCTACAGGTGACGTACCAAAATTAGGTCCACGTTAAGAGGGTAAATACATTATGCCAAGTACAGAACAAAACATTTATAAAAACGTAAAAGTAGTAGGATATGAAGATCCTAATCCAGTTGTATCTAAAAGATACAGAGGATTTAGTTCTGTAGGTTCTGATGAAAATTTAAGTTATAGTTTGTATGATATTGCTATTATAAAACAAGACTTAATTAATCATTTTCATATTAGACAAGGTGAAAAGCTAGAAAATCCTGAGTTTGGTACTATTATATGGGATGTACTATTTGAACCTTTGACTGATGATTTAAGAGCAGCGATCATACAAAACGTAGAAGATATTGTAAACTACGATCCTAGGATTCAAGTTAACAGTGTTAATGTAGAACAGCAAGACAGCGGTATATTAATTGAGTGCGAACTAAAATATCTTACATATAACATTTCTGAAAAAATGCGACTAGATTTTGATCAAAAAAACGGACTCATCAGTTAACTACACACATTATATAATCTAATAAATAGTTTATAGAGAGAGGTATAAAATGTCAGCAACTGATAGACAAAACCGTTTGCTTGTAGCCGAAGACTGGAAGCGAATTTATCAAACATTTAGAAACGCAGACTTCCAGAGTTATGACTTTGACACATTGCGCAGAACAATGATCGCTTATTTGCGTGAAAACTATCCTGAAGATTTTAATGACTATATTGAATCAAGTGAATATCTTGCATTAATTGATCTTATCGCTTATTTAGGACAAAACCTCTCTTTCCGTGGCGATCTTAATGCAAGAGAAAACTATTTAGAACTAGCAGAACGTCGTGAAAGTATTCTACGTCTTGCTCGTTTAGTTGCTTACAATCCTCGTCGTAATCAAGCAGCTAATGGTGTATTAAAAATAACAGCAGTTCAAACAACAGAAGATATATTTGACGGGAATAACATAAATTTATCTAATCAAACAGTATTATGGAATGATCCGTCAAATGACGACTGGTTTGAACAGTTTATAAAGATTATTAATAGTGCTTTTACAGCAAATAACAAATTTGGAAATCCAGCAAGTTTTGAAAGTGTAGACGGAATACCAACTGAGCTTTATAAATTTGCAGGAATAAACAACGATGTTCCTGTATACGGATTTACTAAACCTATAAGTGGCGCAAGCACACAGTTTGAAGTTACAAGTTGTTACTTAAATCAAGGTTCTATTCAAGAAGAACCGCCATTTGTAGGGAACGCATTGAGTTTGTTATACAGAGATGATGGCAAAGGCGCTGCAAGCACTAACACAGGGTTTTTCTGTCACTTTAGACAAGGTACTTTACAAAATGGTAATTTTGTAATTTCAAATCCTAGCACTAATCAAATTGTAAATATTAATGCAACAAATATCAACAATAGCGATGTTTGGTTATACAGCTTGGATTCTAATGGAATTGAAACTACACTTTGGAATAAAGTTGATAGCTTGCAAGGTAACAACGTTGTTTATAATTCTTTAAACAACGGAAATAGAAATATTTTTAATGTTTTAACAAAAGCTGATGATAGAATTGACATTGCATTTGGCGATGGAGTATTTGGCAATCTTCCCAAAGGTCAATTTAAAGTTTATTATCGATCTAGTGCTAATAGAAATTTCCAAATACTTCCGAGAGAAATTACAAATGTAAATCTTGTAATACCTTATGTAAATGCACAAGGTAGTATTCACAATTTATCTATTACTTTAGCACTTCAGTATGTTGTTTCAAATGCTACTACAACAGAAAGTAACGAAAGTATTAAAAGAAATGCTCCTGCAACATATTATACACAAAATAGATTAATTACAGCTGAAGATTACAATATTGGTCCACTAGCTACTAATCAACAAATTGTAAAAGTAAAGAGTGTTAATAGAAATGCTAGCGGAATTAGTCGTTATTTTGACTTAAGAGATAGTACAGGAAAATATTCAAATACAAACATATTTGCAGATGACGGAATAATATACAGACAAGAAATTGAAGAAAAAAGAACATTTACATTTAATACAAGAACTGATATTGAAAACTTATTATACAATACAATTACTCCTATAATTAAAGATCCTAGAACTAGAAGTTTTTATTATAAAAATTATAGTAAAATTTTAATTACAGAAGACAGGGTATGGACTACGGTAACAGATAATACAAATCAAGTTACTGGATATTTTACGGATCAGGACGATTTAATATCACCTGTAGGTACTTTTACTAGTAGTAATTTAAGATACTTAGAATCAGGTGCATTAGTAAAGTTTATTCCTCCAGAAGGGTATCATTTTATGGGAGGACAAATAATGGAAGGTAATCCTGTTATGTTAGGATCATCTTCATATAAATGGGTTAGAATTATTTCAGTAGAAAATGACGGCACAGCATTTGGTACTGGAATACTAGAAAATGGTGACGGCCCTATAGTCATTAACGATAGTATCCCTTCTAATAGTACCATTTCAGAAATTAGACCGAAGTTTACTACAGCATTAACTGATGATGTTCTTACTAAAATAATTGACCTAATGTTTGCTAATAAAACATTTGGTTTAAGATATGATTTTGTAGATAGATCATGGAAAATTATTTTAGGAGAAAATCTCAATGTTATTGATTCTTTTAGTTTAGGTAAAGCAGGCGATACTACTAATACAAATCAAGACTCCAGTTGGTTTATTGTTTTTGAAACAGACGGTATTAATTACACTATCACAAACAGACTTTTAGAATATGTATTTGAAAGTGAAGATCAAGTTAGATTTTATTTTGAAAATAAAAATAAAGTATTTGATACTAAAACAGGAAACTTTTTATCGGATAGTATAAAAGTTTTAAACATTAATAATCAGCCTGATAATACTATTCCATTTACAGTAGACTGGCAATGGCAAATAGAAGATTGTTATAAAAACTCTTCAGGTTATATTGATAGTAGAAAACTTAAAATTGGATTTTTTGACAGTGACAATGACGGAGTAATTGATGATCCTGATTTATTCGATCATATAGTTGAGCCTACTGTTAATTCTAATGAAAAGTTTATTATACAAAAAAGAATTCAAACAATTGATAATACAGAAGACTACTCTTTTGTTAATGCAGCTGATGAAAATATTACAATTTATAGTAACCAAGAAGAAGCTAGTTTAAATTTAACAAAACATGTTGATGGCGATAAGTTTTATTTTGCAAATGTTGATTTATTTAAAATATACGAAGCGTTAACAGGTAAATTTACAATTATTAACGATTACAGAGCATATATTGGCAGGTCTGGTCTTAAATTTCAATATAATCATACAGCAGATCAGACTACTAGAATTGATCCTAGTGTTAGTAACTTAATCGATACGTACTTGCTAACTAGAGACTACGACACTTCGTTTAGACAGTATCTGTCAGAAACAAATGGAACTAAACCGCTACCTTTAAGTTCTGATCAATTATATCTTAACTTTTCAGGAGAAATTAACAAAATTAAAAGTATAAGCGATGAAGTAATTTATCATCCAGTAAAGTATAAAGTTTTGTTTGGAGAAAAGGCAGAACCTACTTTACAAGCAAGAATTAAAGTTGTTAAAAATCCTGATATACCTATTAATGATAATCAGATTAAAAGTCAAGTAATAAACTACATAAACTTGTTTTTTAGTTTAGATAATTGGGATTTTGGAGATACGTTTTATTTCCAAGAAATGGCAACTTATATTATATCAAATATGACTCCACAAGTACTAAGTGTAGTACTAGTACCTGTTGATAAAAAACAGTTTTTCGGAAGTATGTTCGAAGTAAAATCTGAAAATGACGAAATACTAATAAGTGGCGCAACAGTTAATGATATTGATATTATAACAAGTAATACAGCAAGCCAGTTAAGAGCTGAAGGAAACATAGAAGTGAATTCAAGTAGTAATACAGGTATTAGTAGTGGAGGAAGTTATTAATAATGGCTTACGATAAAAATCAAAACGAAAAAGCATTGCCGGGTGCTAGTGAGCAAAAGAAAGAAGCAACTCCTTTTTTACCTAGATTTTTTAGAACAGAATCAAATGAAAAATTTATAAATGCAACATTAGATCAGTTTATACAAAACGGTGCTGTTGAAAAAATTAATTCATACTTAGGTAGAGAAACTGCAAAAAGTAGCAAAAAAACTGATAGCTATCTTGGTGATATTTCGAACCAAAGAAAAAATTATCAACTTGAACCTGCAAGTGTTATTATTGACGATTTAGAAAATGTTACTTATTATAAAGATTATAATGATTATCTAAATCAAATTAAAATTTTTAATAGTACAACTAGTAATTACGGTTTATTAAATCAACAAGAAACCTATTCTTGGAATCCTAATATTGACTGGGATAAATTTGTAAACTTTAGAGAATATTATTGGTTGCCAAATGGCCCAGATGCTATTAGTATTTTTGGCCAGCAAGATTTATTAGAAAGTACGTATACAGTAGAACTAGCAGACGAAATAGATAACCAACCTTATATTTTTAATCCTAACGGACTTACTAGAAATCCTACAATTAATCTTTATAGAGGACAAATCTATAAGTTTGAAGTAGATACTCCGGATGCACCTCTTTTCTTTCAAGTAGAAAAAAGAGAAGGTCAAACTTATAGATATGACAAAGTTACAAATAATGGTGCTGAACAGGGCGTTATAACTGTTATAATTGACGAACAAACACCCGAAACGCTTTACTATGTTAACGGTAATGATTTAAATCAAGGTGGCCAAATTAATGTATTACCAATAGAAGAAAATTCTTCCATTGATGTAGAAAATGAAATTATTGGTAAAAAAGAATACACGCTATCTAATGGTGAAAAATTATCTAACGGTATGAAGATAGAATTTTTAGGAAGAACAAATCCTGAAAAGTATAGTGAAGGTTTTTGGTATGTAGAAGGAGTCGGAAACAAAATTGAATTAGTATCAAGTGACGACTTAGAAATACCTGCAACGTATACCCAATCAACTCAAGTACCGTTTGATGAAGTAGGTTTTGATACTATTCCTTTTGGAAATCAAGCATCATTTGCTGGTTCTAAAGATTATATTTTAATCTGTAGATCGGCAGTTGATAGATCTCCTTGGAGTAGATATAATCGTTGGTTCCATATTGATGTTTTAGAAAAAACTGCAAAAATTAATGGTACTGAGTTAGAAATAGACCAATCTGCTAGAGCATTTAAACCTATTATTGAATTTACTTCTGGATTAAAATTATTTAACTTTGGAACAAAACAAAAAACACCTGTTACTGTTATTGACACATTTACAACTGATGTTTTTAGTATTATTGAAGGATCTCAAGGTTATAATATTGACGGTGTTGATCTAGTCGAAGGTATGAGAGTGTTATTTACTGCTGATACAGACAGCAGAGTATACGGAAAAATATATCGTGTAACTTTTATTGATTTTAGAAATCAAAATCAAATATCACTTGTAGAAGAAACAGATGCTGAGCCTATAGAAAATGAAACAGTTCTAGTTAAACAGGGTACAGAAAACCAAGGTGTTATGTGGTTTTATGACGGTAATCAATGGAATCCAGCACAAAGAAAAAATACTATAAATCAAGCACCTCATTTTGATTTATTTGACGCCAATGATGTTAGCTTGTCAGATGACATTGTTTATGGATCAACTAACTTCGAAGGCAACAATATATTTTCATATGCAGTTGGCTCCGGAGCAAATGATGAAGATTTAGGATTTCCGCTAAAGTATCAAACTATAGAAAATACAGGTGATATACTTTTCGATTTTAATTATCTAACAGAAACGTATACATATACAATTGATACCCTTTCTGCAACAGTTGATAGTAAAGATTGTTTTGTTCGTGTATATGATAGAAACGGAAATTATAAGTTACAAAATGCTTGGCAAAAATCTAAAGTTACAAATCCTTCTTTTGTGATTAGACAGTATTATGCAGAAAGAGTTGAAGATCTATTTGAAGTAGATGTTTTTGAAAACGCTGCACTATTAGATGACTTAAAACTAGTAATTTATAAAAATAATTCTTTAGTATTTGAAAATAAAGATTATATTACAATTTCAGAACAAGGAAAACTATATATACAGTTTAACAGTCTAAGTGTTGATGATAAAATTTTAATTAAAGCAAGATCATCTGCTCAAAAAACAGATAAAGGCTATTATGAGATTGCATCTAATTTAGAAAGAAATCCTGCAAATAATTCGTTACCAGAATTTAGTTATGGCGAAGTTATTGACCATGTACTATCTATTGCAGAAGAACACCCAGATTTTAACGGAGTATTTCCGGGCAAATCTAATTTGAGAGATTTACAAGATGCAACTGTTTACGGTAAGAAAGTAATTCAGCATAGCAGTCCTTTTAATCTTGCATCATATCACTTATTAGATGCTGATGCAAATGCTATAAAAGCAATTAGATTTGCTAAAAATGAATATTCAAAATTTAAACGCAACTTTATAAAAACAATTACCGATTTACCTTTTAATGGTAAAATTAAAGAGCATGTTGATAATGCCTTAAAAGAACTTAATCTTAATAAAAATAATGCAATGCCATTCTACTTTAGTGATATGGTACCGTATAAAGGATTCAAAACTTATGAATATGTACTAGAAAGAGGGTTAAACACATATCCTTTTTATCTAGACTTTGACATTAATACAGTTTCAGACAAAGCGTTATTAGTTTATCTAGACGATAACTTATTATTAATTGAAAAAGATTACATTATCCAAGACGAATTTATAATTTTACAAAATATAGATTCGCCTAACTCTGTATTAAAAATATTTGAGTATGAAACTACTAACGGTAATTTTGTTCCTCCGACCCCGACAAAGTTTGGTTTATATCCAAAATTTGAACCTATGATAGTCCAGGATAAATCTTACCCAGAAGCTGTTAATTTTATACAAGGACACGATGGTAGTTTAATACGTGCTTATGATGATTATAGAGATAATATTATTCTTGAATTAGAAAAAAGAATTTTTAATAACATCAAAGTAGAATATAATACTAGACTTTTAGACTATGATGATTTCCAATCAACTTTACAAAGAAAAACAGAATTTACAATTGGTTCTGCAAATCTTTCGCTTTCTACAGACTATGGACAATGGGTATCTCTTGCTGGATTAGAAAATCCTCAAGAAAACATCTATTTTAACGCAAATAATCCTTTTACGTTTAATTATAGCTTTAGTCTTTTATTCAATGGTGAATCAAGTCCGGGGTTCTGGAGAGGAATATACAAATATGTATATGAAACTGACAGACCAAATACGCATCCATGGGAAATGCTAGGATTTACTATCAAACCTTTGTGGTGGGAAGATCAATACGGTCCTGCTCCGTACACTTCAGAAAATAAGTTACTTTGGGAAGATTTGTCAGCAGGTATAATTAGAAATCCTAATGCTAGATTAATTACAAATAAAAAACGTGCAAAACCGTTTTTAATTAATAAATTGCCAGTCGATGGTCAGGGCAATCTTAAAGATCCTATTGCAGCAGGACTAATTAAAAACTTTGATATTAATTTAGCTGATAATGATTATAAATTTGGTGATATATCACCTGTAGAAAATGCATGGAGGAAAAGTTCTGAGTATGCGTTTTCAATATTATTAGCATATATGGTAAATCAACCTCATCACGTATTTTCAAGTTCGTTTGACAGAAGTAGACAAAAAGTTAATAAAATAGACCAAATTGTTTATGAAAATGAGAACCAAAGAATAACTTTAGATAAAATAGTATTTCCGAACGTAAGCGGAGACACCGAAAAGAAATTTACAGCTGGTATTGTAAACTATGTTCAGAATTATCTAACAAGTAAAAATAAAAATATTTTTGAGTCGTATGCTTCTAGGCTTTCAAGCATAACAAATAGAATCGGTTCTAAAATTGCAGGATTTACAAGTAAAGAAAACTTTAGATTGATTCTTGATAGCAGAACACCACTAAATCAAGGAAATGTTTTTGTTCCAGAAGAAAACTTTAATATTATATTAAATTCAAGCTCACCTACAAATGAACTTGTTTATAGCGGTGTAATAATTGAAAAGAAAGCTAATGGATTTGTTGTAAAAGGATACAATAAAGAAAATACTAATTTTTATATTAATGACTATCTCGAGTCTATTGATGATAAAGGTATAGTAGTTGGTGGAGTAACTACTGACTTTTCAAATTGGAATTCAGGAGTTGAATATGCTCAAGGAGAATATGTATCTTATCAAAACTCTTTTTACAAGTCTTTAAATAAAAATTCGTCTAATAGTTTTAATAGCGATGATTGGCAAAAAATTCCAGCACTGCCAGAAGTTGGTGGTGCAAGGGCAACTATTAGAAGAAAGTTTAGAAATGAAATTTTAGTTGTACCTTATGGAACTCTTTTTGCTACTGTGCAAGAAGTTGTCGATTTCTTATTAGGATACGAATATTATTTAAAAGCTCAAGGATTTGAATTTGATGCATTTAGTTCTGAAAATTTAGAAATTGAAAACTGGAAGCTAAGTGTAAAAGAGTTTTTATTCTGGACCACACAAAATTGGGACGATAACAGTGTCTTAACACTAAGTCCAGCTGCAAACAGCTTAGTTGTTAAACAAGAATATGCAGTTATAGATAATATTTTAAATCCATTTTATGGATATAGTATTCTAAAAGCAGACGGAAGACCTTTAGACAGTACTAATGTCAAAACTGTTAGAAATAAAAACAACAAATTTACTTTAAAAACAGTAAACACAAGTGAAGGTATATATTTCGCAAAACTATATCCTGTACAAAAAGAACACGTTGTTATTTTTGACAATGAGACTAAATTTAAAGATGTTATATATTCTCCTGAAATGGGATATAGACAAGAACGTATTCGTGTTCTAGGTTATAGAACTGACGAATGGTCAGGCGATTTTAATGTTCCAGGATTTATATACGATAATGTAATAATTAAAAAGTGGGAACCTTTTACTGATTATAACATAGGTGACACTGTTAAATTTAAAGAGTTTTATTATTCTGCTAAATTTAATATTTCTGGATCACAATCTTTTGATACAACACAATGGGCAAGACTTTCAGCAAAACCAGAAGCTAGTCTTTTACCAAACTTTGATTACAAAGTTGCACAGTTTGGAGACTTTTATGATCTTGAAAGTGACAATTTTGACAGTGAACAGCAACGTCTAGCTCAACATTTAGTAGGATATCAAAAACGTCAGTATCTTGAAAATATTATTAACGACGAAGTAAGTCAGTATAAATTCTATCAAGGTATGATTCGCGAAAAGGGTACCCTTAATAGTTTAACTAAGTTATTTGAAAGTATAAGTGCAGCAGGCGAAGATAGTTTAAAATTTTATGAAGAATGGGCTATAAGAGTTGGACAATATGGCGGTGTAAGTAACTTTAAAGAAGTTGAATATATAATTGATGAACAGAAATATATTCTTGAGCCGCAGCCAGTATCACTAGTAACAGCAAAAGACAATAATACATCTGAGCTAGTATATCAACAAATTCCTGATGAGGTTTATACAAAACCTGAAGGGTATGATCATAAGCCTTTTGTAACTCGTGATGATTATAATTTATATTTAAAAACCACAGGCTATGTAGCTGATGAAGATGTAGAATTTACTATTAAAGAAATAGAAGACATTTCTACTATTGATTTTAGAAATACTTCTAGAACTGGGTATGTTTGGGTAGCTAATTATATAAATGATTGGGCAGTACTAAAACCTAGTAAAACTAATTTAAACATCATAAGTGCAGAAAACAATCAAGGTGTATTATCTCTAACTTTAAATAAACAAGTAAAAGATATTTCTAAAAATGATTATATCTTGATTAGAGGCGTAATTGAAGACGCAAATGTTCCAGTTGATCAAACAATTAACAAAGCATGGAAAGTATTAAACGTAAACAATAATATTATTGATATAAAAGCAGACATTGCACCTTCTGAAGAAAGTATAGTTCCTAATAGAGCATTTGTAGCTAAATTTACAAACTATAGAATTAAAGATGCAAATACATTTAATAGTGATATTATAACAGACTTTTTATTACCAGGCGATAAAGTTTGGTTTGATGATATCGGAGATAGTAATTGGGCATTACTTGAAAATCAAGATCCGCATTCTGTGTTTAAAGAGTTTGAAAATCCTAGTGTTTATAGAGGTGAATTAAACACTGTTGATGGATACGACCAATATGATGTTGTAATATTTGAAGGTAAAAAATATCAAGCATCTGCTGCAATTCCTAGAGGTTTAGGTTTATCATACACACAAGGCGGAGAACCTGTACTAAGCGAAAACTGGTTTGAGTATGATGATTATTTTATTGACAGATTTGGTGCATCAATTGCAGCAGATAAGACCAATCAAAATATTTTCTTAGGCAGCCCTAGAGCAAATATAGAAAAAGGTGAAGTATACTATTATCAGAGAAATAGTGAAAATTTAACTCCGGTCTTTGTAGAAACATTAAAACCTATTAATGATTATGCAGTATCGCCATCATTTGGTGAAGTACTTTCTGTAAGTGAAGACGGTAATGTTTTAGTAGTAGGTGCACCAAACAGTAGCGGAGTAAAAACTCGTTTTAAAGGCACATATGACGGTAACAATGTTTACAGTTTAGGAGACGTTGTAGAATACGAATCTAAACTTTGGAAAGTAACACAAGACACTGTAGGTGATGGTTCTACAATATCTGTAGAAAGTCAAGATTTTGAAGAAATATCTTATATTCCTGCAGACTTTGACAGAACTCCGTATATTACAGGTACTGATACAACAGAAGGTATGATTTTTGTTTATCAAAAGGTCGGTGCTAGAGATTATAGACTACGTGCAGTTTCTATGAGTAGAGTTCCGGCACAAAACGAAAAGTTTGGTAGTGAAATTCAAGTAATAACAGCAGACAATAATGTTTATACAATTTTAGTTGGAACAGATACTGCTACTAATGATGTTATATATGAATTTAGTTATAACATAACAGAC